TTTTCATTAAAACAGATGTGCCAAATGGTATGAAACATTTCGAAAGAACTCCTCTATCTACTAAGATGGAAGGTGATTTCGATACTGGTAATGTTAGATACAAAGCTAGAGAAAGATACGTTTTTGGCGTATCAGACCCTAGAGGTATCTTCTCATCTCCAGGTGCGTAATACTTAACACTTTTTTGTGGCGGGACATAGTTCCGCCACAATCGACATTTAGAAAGGAAAAATGCACCCTAAAAACTTCAGAGTACAAATTAATGCTTACCAATATCATGCAGATTTTGTTATAAACTGCATAGATGGCCCATTAGATATTGAAAATGCAATAGTTGACAAACTTGGAGAAAATGATATAAAATGGGAATATCTTGGAGAAATGATGGATCCAAGAGTACAAAGAATAACCTATGAGGAGGTTATAGATGGAAGTGCATCAACATCTAGCGGACCTTTACAAACAAAAGAGGGGTCTGGAGTTAGAATGGGAGCAGGAGCATCTTAATGAGGGTAGATATACTCTCAATATGGTTAGAATTGATCATAAGGTCAGAGAAGTAATTAACCATATTAAAATGGCAGAAGCTAAAAAAGAGCTTTTAAGACAAAAAGTAGAAGACGCTGCCCCACAAGTTTCTGTAGCTACTTAAACAAAAGCTACATCGTTGGAAAAATCCAATCCACATTGCAAGCCCTCTTGCGCTCTACTCAAAACTGTTGTATAAAAACCACACTATACAATTATAATATTTTATATAGACGCGTATAGTCGACGGCCTAAAGACTATATAAAATTAATTAGGAGGATATAATTATGGCAAACACTACATTTTCAGGACCAGTTCGATCAGAGAACGGTTTTGAAGTAATTAAAAAAAATGCAACTACGGGTGCTCTTAAATCTACAATGAGCATTAAAGAGTTCACTGCAACTATTACAGTTGCAAATGGTGACACTACTGGAAAAGAATCATCTATCCAGATACCTACAAACTTTATTCCATTAGGAATTGGTGTTGTAGTAACTGTTGCTTCTTCAAACGCTGTTAACTTAGTTGACGTTGGAACTGATGCTGATCCAGATGGTTATGTTGATGGAGCTTCTTTAGCTACTAACTCAACTGGTTGGAAAGGTTTCTTAGGTTGTAACGGTGTATTAGGAATGTCTGGATTCTCACCAGGAGTCGCAGGTTTAGCTGGAGACGAAGTTGAAATTGTTTTATCTGGAGACCCAGGACATGGAGCAGGCGGATCGCCAGCTGTCACAACAATTGTGTTAAAAGTTTTTGGAATTGATTCCACTTCTGACACAGAATAATAAAATAACTCTGGGTGGGGTGTAATGACCCCACTCTTTAATAGGAGGAAATAAAATGGCTTACGACCCGACAATTAATGTACAGTTCGATGGAGAACGAAAATATATCCATGTTTTTAACATAGATGCTTCTAAAGATGGAAGCACTGGAACAACTACTATAGATGTTTCTGCTTTAAACACTAATAAAAGTGGCGCAGCGTGTAATAGAATATCATTAAATAAAATTTGGTATAATATTAACCCTACTGCAATTGCAGATGCAGCAAGACTTCAATGGGAAAATTCCGATGGGGATGAGACTTTTTTATCTTTAACGGGCTATAACGATTCTGATTTTAGTTCTATAGGTGGTTTAGTAAATCCAAACACAGCCGGTAATGCAAATGGGGATGTTAATATCATTATTCCTGCGCATACTGCTGGTGATACTTATTCAATTGTTTCTGAATGGATTAAATATTACGCTTAGGGGGTTAGATGGCTAACACAACTTCTGGCTCTTATGTTTTCGATAAGAACCTAGGCATAGACGAAATTATAGAAGATGCATACGAACGTATTGGTATGCAAGGCACAGCTGGACACCAGCTTAAGACCGCTAGAAGATCATTAAACATTTTATTTTCTGAATGGGGTAATAGAGGACTTCAATTTTGGGAAGTTAAAAATCAAAACATTGCATTGGTAGATGGACAAGCTGTCTATACTTTTTATAGATCCCCGGCGGATGGAACTTCGTCTGGTATTTCAACTACGTTATCTGCAGGAATAAATACAAGTGTTACTACAATTGGAGTTGCTTCAGTTACAGGTATGCCAACAACAGGTGGTGTAATAACTATTAATAGCGAACAAATTTCATACACAGGAATTTCTAGTTTAAATTTAACTGGATGCACTAGAGGAATTAATGGTAGCACAGCAGCTACTCATAGTACTTCTGATGCCGTATTACAGTTTCCAGTTGGTATGACAGACATTCAAGAAGCAGACTATAGAGTTAAGTCAACTTCAGTTGATACTCCTATGACAAAAATTAGTAGATCACAGTATCAAGGTTTTTCAAATAAAACTGATACAGGTTTACCTACCCAATATTGGGTACAAAGATTTGTAGATAAAGTTACGATGACTTTATATTTAACACCTGGTGCAGCTCAAGACGGGAACTATATTAATTTTTATTATACAAAAAGAATTGATGATGTTGGTGCTTATACAAATGCAACCGATGTTCCATACAGATTTATACCTTGTATGATTGCAGGTTTAGCATATTATTTAGCGGTAAAATATGCTCCACAAAGAGTACAAGAATTAAAATTATTATACGAAGATGAATTGTTAAGAGCTGAAGATGAAGATGGTTCTTCTAACTCTACATACATATCTCCTAAAATTTACTACC